GAACTTGGGGTACTATTACAAACAATAACTTTTCTCAAGTTTTTGAATTTGCTATTGCTGGTGTTTATGCAAAAACTCTTTCTGGAACAGGACCTACAACTTTAACAAATAATGATGGTCCTCAAACTCAAGCTAACAATGAAGCAAGACAAAACCAAATAATTTTTTCTGGAACTATTTCTACAACTCACATAGTTCAGTTTCCAACTACACAAAAAACTTACGGACTTTATAACAACATTTCTGGTGGCGCTGACGTCACTGCTAGATTAGGTGCTACTGGTAACACTGTAACTATTTCAAATGGTAAATACAGATTAGTTTCTACAGACGGAACTAACTGGTATGATATTTTTACGCTAGCTGGTCTAGGCGAAACATGGATTAAAAAAACATCTGATTATACTGCATCAGCAGGAGATAATATTTTTGTTGATACATCAGGTGGAGCAGTGGCAATAACTTTACCGAGCTCTGCAGCTATTGGTGATCAAGTAAAATTTATAGATGCAGAGGGAACTTTTGCAACTCACAATCTGACTGTAAATAGAAACAGTCACAAAATTCAGGGGTCTGAAGCAAATTTAACAGTATCAACTAGTGGATCTGGCTTTGCGTTGGTGTACAATGACAGTGACAATGGTTGGAGATTAAAGTATAACGATTAATTATGGCTAACTTACAAGATATTACGAATAGAAGTGAAGTAGGAACAATTAAACCTTGGGGTAAAGCATCAGCTCCCGCAGGTTATCTTTTATGTGATGGTTCAGCTGTATCAAGAACTACTTACGCAGATTTATTTGCTGTAATTTCTACTACTTACGGAGCGGGTGACAGTTCAACAACTTTTAATGTGCCAGATCTACAAGGTAAATTTCCTCAAGGTAAAAGTGGTACAACAAGTTTGGCAGGCACTGGTGGTGCTAATACCGTCACGGTAACTGTTACAAACAACCAAGCTGCTACTAGCACTACAACACAGTCAGTTACCATCACTGGTAATATTGATAATACAAGTTTAACAACAGCACAATTAGCATCACATGATCATGCTATGTTTCCTTTTGGTCCTGTGCCAGCGAGACAGTTTGATCCGCCTGGTGGACCTCAAAATAACAGAAACCCTGGAGGTAACGTACCAAGTGCACTTAGAACCACAGGTAGTGGAACAGGTCACAACCACTCTCATACTTTATCAGGAACATTAACAGGTAACATTACAACAACCTTAACTGGAGCTGTTACTGCTTCAGGTGTAAACGCTTTTTCACCTTTCGTAATTGTTAATTACATTATTAAACATTAGGAGATATTATGGCATCTGAAATAATAATTAGTTATGGGGACCACATAGTCGTAGATCAATCAGGAGCAGATAGTGGCTATTATATTAATTGGGCTGATAAAGGTAATGCTTTTCCAGATATTGGAAACGACATTCATTACGTGGTTTACAACACCCAACCAGGACAAGATGAGGTTCAAAGAAAAGATCCATCAACATTAATGATGACTGGTAATACATCTCTTGCATCAACAAGTAGTGTTGTAGGAAATTCTATAACTGTTCAAGATTTATTAACTTGGGGTGAAACTAGAAAAGGTCAAATAGAACAAGCAAAAACCGATTATGAAACAGCTGTAGCGGATGATGCTAACAACGGCACAACCAATGCAGTAGGTAAAACTTGGATTGACTACGATTCAAATTATTCGTGAAATAAACCACGTATCTGTAAAACTCTTCTTTCTTCAGGTCCAGTAACGGCGCAAACTTTATGTTGTATATTATTTTTGATTGCAACTAAAGAGTTTGGTCTTGGTGTTACACATAAAGGTAAACCTCTGTTTGTATCTATCAAAGTTTCTCCTCCCCAATCTCTATCCCATTCTTTGTGAATGTATAAAGAATAATTTAATGTGTATACGTGATCATCATGCCAATTTATTCCAGCATATTTTTCGTATTTATAGTAAGTAACATTTATAGTAGAGTTCTCAATAAAAGGCATAAAAGGACATTCTACTACAGTTTGTAAAACATCTTTAAACATATCATCTTTGACATAAGAGTATTCTCCTTTTCTTAGATATGCTAAATTTTCATCTATTAGTTTTACCTTTTTCATAGTAACATTCTTAAAACTATCGAGATATAATTCTTTATCCCAATCATCAAAGCTAGTTCTTTTTCTAAATTTATCACTTTCATAATCAAAATTTGAAACCTTTTTAAATAAATCTTCAGGTAAAAAATCTTCTATAACTATTGCTTGATCGTCTATATTTGCAAATACTTTCATTTGTAACTCTTCTTCCTCCAAAATAAGCTTTTATATCTATCTATAAAAACACTGGTTAAATTTTTAAATGTTATGTTATGTAATTTTTCTCTATAAAAACCTGACCAAGATTTCCAAGAGTCTCTTTTGAAAGGGATGACTTGCACCAAAGGAGTACCTTTTTTTATAATAAATTGTTCATCCCGTTTGTTTAATATAAAGGGTAAGTGGATTGCATTCACATATGTATCTGTATCTACAACACCAGATAAAACGTCAAATCGTGGCTCAATTCTGTTCAAAGGTTTTACAAAAAGACAACTATAACCAGGAGGTGTTTTTACTAACCACTTATTTATAAACTTACCTGTGTGTTTGCCTGCAGTTTTATGCCATGACTCTGGTAATTGTTTGTTTGCATGATAACCAACATCCTCTTGGTCACGATTTGCTGGCGTCATTGTAAAATCATCTTCAATAGGATCTATTAAATAATCTTGATCAAGAGGTATAATATAACCAGCAGTCAAACTATCTAAAAATGGCACACACGTTTTTACAGTTGGATCATGCATATTGTTATTATGAAACCTACTTAATTTTTTATAATCATCTTCTATGAATCTGTTTGCAGGACGAGGGTGTGGCCACACTTCGACATATCTTTCATCAACAGCGCAAAAAGTTATTTTTTTAGTTACCATGTCCAACTTATAGCTGTGTATCTAGTGCCTAATTTTACAGGCTCTACTTTGTGTGGAAATAAAAAATTTGATGGAAAAATTAACACATCACCTTGTCGAAGTTTTATTCTGTAATCATCTAACATGACAAAATCTCCTCCCTCGTAATCATCATTTAATGCTATTAGTATACTTAAAATAGGTATACCTTTTCTTTTACCATCAAATAATGAGTGAATATGATCTTTATGTAAAGCCATTTTTTGATTAACTTCATACTTATTGAATCTCATATCAGAATAACCTTGCCATGTGCTCCACCAAGTAAAATCTAATCTTTTTTGGTACATATCTATAACTTGCCACAATTGAGTTTGCATGTCATCTTTAGTCTTTATATCATCAGACCAACTAATTGACAGTTCATTTTCTCCAGATCTAGCAGCTGATTGTTGTCCGTTTGCGCTTATAAATTTATGATGATCCCATTTAATATTTTTTAGTTGCATAATTGTAGATTGCATAATTCTTCTATCGTAAAAATTTTTAACAACAAAAATATAATGTTTTAGATCTGTAATCATTTTTGTATCACAAAATTAAAAGACATAGATCTTCTTGTTGGATCTTTATCATTTGTTTTATACGGCATTACAAAATGTTGATGTGATGCTTCAAAAATATAAAAGTCTCCTACCTCTGGTTGATAGTAGTCTGTTACCGTATCTCTTGCAATAAAACCTAATGTGCCATCTTTAAATTTATGTTTATGTCTTACATCATTAATAAAATTTGGAACTTTTAAAAATAAAACAGTTGAGTATCCTGTCATATCGTGATGAGTGTGTGGAGGATTATATTCATGAGGTTGCATGTCATTTATCCACATTGTTAAGATTTCTAAATTAAAAACTGGGTTTGTAGATAAACCAAAATTGTATAGAGCTGCCATGTAATCATGCATATTTTTTTGTAATGATTTCATAATTTTTAAGTTAGGCATAATGTCTGTGACTTGTAGCTCTGTGTCAATTCTACCAGCTAACTTAGGTCCTTTGTCTTCTAGTTTGCTTTTTTGTTTATCAAACTCTTTATTTAATTCATCTATCTCATCTAACGGTATTTTATATCTTTTGATTATTCTACCGTTTACAAATGTTTTACTAGTCATACTTTCTTGTTTCGTAACTACCATAATCCTGTCAAGAAAACAATTATAAAAAATACTGTTGCGAACAGCAAAAATATGATTACATTAGGTTCTCACCAAAATTAACAATCACAGGAGATATTATGAGCGAACAAGACTATTTAAAAGCTATTGCTGTCCTTGCTGACAAGGTGAGCAGATACCATGAAAGATTATTAGCAGTCGAGAGAGACTTTGAGCGTCACATGAAAGACGCAGATAATCATTGTCCAGATGACTGTGAGTGTAAGAAAACTACTTAAAACTACAAAGTAAAGAGTAACGCCATAACCCCTGCTCTTCAGAATTATGAGTTGGGGCATGAGGCATAGATGAATTGAAAAAAATACATTTGTTGTCGTGAAAACCAACGATATCTATTGGAGCAGTATTTTTAGATCTAAAATTTTCTTGTAGGTAAAAACCTGTGCCACTATTTTTATCTTTTTTTCCTAAAATAAAAACTATTATTTGAGCTTTTGTATCATCGGACAAATCAACGTGAGGACTAAATAAAGGTGAATTTGCTGTTAAAGTAGTCATCAAACTACTAATTTTTTTTATTTTATAATTAAAATATTTATCAACATTCTTTATAATTTTTTTTGCTAAGTCTCCTTGTAAGTCTATATTTTTTGTTAAAGTTTTTTGTTCTTTAACATCTTCACAAATTTTATTGTAAGTTTCTTTGTCAAAAAAATTATTTTTTATTGCAAGATCAAATCCTGTATTACCTTGTTGTATCATTTAAACATAGCTGCTATTGCATATCTCCACATGCCTGTTTTTTCCGTATGTAAAGGTGAGTGCACCATCTCAGAATTCCAAAATATAGCTTTGTTTTCTTTAAACCCTATTATGTCTTGAGGTCCTTGTTCCATATTTTCTATTACGTTATTACCTATTTTAAAAAAACCTGTGCCGCTGTATATGTCTGTTGCACCACCTATATATATTAAGCATTGATATTTAATATCATCAGTGCGATCTATATGAGGATGTAAAGTAGGTTGATTACCACACATAGTGTAAAATATTCTATTAAATTCTGTTATTTCAAAATCAAAATATTTTTTTACTTTTTTTTGTATTACCTCAGCTACCTCACTATTAGTGTCCACAATCCTTTGATGCCAATAGGTATGACCGTATAATCTTTCAACATCATGTTTTTTTGGTGGTGTGTATTCTAAATTTAATAATTGATTTTTTAAATTAAGAAAATCTTGATCATCAAAAAAATTATTTTTTATAGCGTAATCAAACACTACTCTTTTGGTGTTTGACCTAACATATCTTTTAGAGATGGAGCAAATACTTTAACATCCCGTCTAATTTTTTCAACAGTGGTTGAAGTGTTTGGATCGTCAATGTCTGCTTGCATAGCTTCTTCTGACTCGTATTCTTGACCTGTTTCTGTATTAGTGATTGTCGTTTCTGTTTTGACATTATACTTTGGAACAGTTCTTCCGTCTTCTAGAGTAACTGTCCCTATTTGTTCTGCGTTTTTAATTATCGGCATTTTCTCTCCAATTTATATTAAAACTTAAAATAACTCTATCTTCTTTAGAATTATTATATTTAACTTCATGTTGTAACCATGATGGAAAAAAAATCAAGGCATTCTCTTTTGGCTCATAATCAACGCTGTGTGCTATATGTATAGATGCGTCTTTTTTCTTTGGGGGTGATAGCACCTCTGCCTGTGGTTTTGGCTCTAAAAACACTAAATTACCGCTTTTTTGGGGCACTTTAAGATAGTAAACTCCAGATAGATAATTGTAAGGATGTGTATGTATATTATTTCTAGATCCTGGTGGATTTATCATACCCCATAGCCCAGTCATTTCTGGCACATATTTGTCTTGAACATCTAAATGATTGAAACATTCTTTGGCTTTTAAAAGTATGTCTCCAACCGTGCTTTTAAACTCTTCATCTTTGTAAAGTTCATCGCCACTGTGCCAACCGCCGACATTGGATCTTGGCATACCTTTTTCATCGTTTGCTTTTATTTCATATAGTCGATCTATTAAGTGACCGTGGCCCGTGACTTCTGTCATCATGACAGGTGTTATAAATAATGATTGTAAATTCATGATATACCTTTCTAAAGTTGACCTTTTGTAACCTCCATAAAGCTTACAATTATATGCACTTGATTAGCAGCGTTTGCTTGTGCCTTTAAAACATCAGACTC